TATGTCCGATGAATTCTTCGCGTGTCACGTTACGCTTTGGTTGTCAGTTGTTTCTGTTCGGCTTCCATTTCGTTGGCGAGCATTTTCTTACCCACATTATAATTGAGTAGGAAGGCAATGCCGATTTATAATCCCCAAAACGAATTGTACACTTTTTAGCAATCAAATTGTACATTTTTTTCGCATTTAACTGCGATTTAAATTTTTGTTAGCTACTCGTATAGCTGTCGGGGCTGACCTCAGTCATTGTCAGCTCGCTTTCGCCCTCGATGGCATTGTAGACCTCGCTGGTGACAAGAAACCGTTTGTCTGGATAATGGTTGTCTTTCAGTACATACAAGCCTTGCAGCGGCAGAATGGCGCGGGCAGTGCCTCTGAGTTTCAGATGACGTCCGGCGTACTGGCTGTAGAGCGTACCTATAAGCAACTGCTCGGCACTTGCGGTGCGGATGCCGCGGCGCAGGGTTGTGACCGGGTTGCCGTTGACAAGGTAGGCACCTTTGGCGAATACCGAATCGCAGCAGCCGCAAATGGAATCGATACTCAGCTCCTCGGCGGCATTTGCATCGATAACGCCCGACTGCTCAATGTCATCGGTTTCTGCCTCCTCATATATATTATTAACGTTGCCAACCACTTTTATTGTCGGGAAACCAACTAGCCACCAGCGGCAATCGCCGTATGGTGCATTGCCAAAGTTTGAAGCCGAGACAGGGTTTTTCAGATATATATTGGACAAGTCGCCAGAGCCTACCTTCATACCCCCTTTGTCATAAATGTACAGACCGTCTGTCACTTCGAGCTCAAGCCAGTAGTTGGCTTGGTAGTCGTTGTTGCTTGGGGCGATTGACGGGAACGGAACGAAAAGACCGTCGTTGTTCTTGCGGAAATAGTGGTCGGTATCGCATTTGTTGTTGAAGGGCATTCCGCCATCCTGCATTCCGCCAAGACACGGGCTATCTTCGCTATCGACCTTGCTGCCGTCGAACTTGTTATACATTATAAGCGTGGGCAAATCCTGACGGTGCTGGGAACCGGCAAAATTAATGTATGGCTGCCATCCAGGCGGCAAATCTGTGTCTCCAACGATTTGTGTCTGCATTGTCACCGTTTGGGCAGTTTCGGTCCAGTCGACCCACGCAATGTTTTGATAGAAAAGAATTGGCGAGCCGCCCGTTTGCTGCTTGTAAAGCCGTATGTTCAAGCGCAGGCCGATGCTGTTGGCTCTGCCTTTGATACCGAGGCCGCCAGCGCGCATTGCGTTATGGTCGGTGTCGGCTTGCTCCCACGGGTTGTAGCGTTGGTCGTAGAGCATCGGTATCTGAATTTTCAGCATAGTCTTTGCCCACGCCAGCGACGGTTTGCCGTAGGCGTTGGGTATCATTATGCGGCGTGTGCGATAAAGTGCCTGCCCTGTCATTCCGTCCGATATTATGGCTTGTTGTATCTGTGATGTCCGGCGGAACCCTGTGTAAAGAACATTGCCATCGTAATCAAGGTGGTAATAGTGTTCGTTGAGTTCGGGGCTGTTGGCATCGTCGTTGTTGTAATCGGCCAGGAAAGCAATGACACCCTCGCAGTCGTCGGCGCCCTGTAGCGATTTGATTTTGAACATTGTGGTGCCGCCGCAAATGATGAGCCCGCCCTTGACAACATCAGCCGTCGATGGCGGGTTGTAGGTACTCAGCAGAAACGAGTCGTATTCCTCGTCGCTGTCGTAGTCGTAGCCGTTCTTTATTGGTTTGAAGTCCTCGTTAGTTTCAAAGCTCACATCCTTCTCAGGGTCGAAAAGCACGGCTTCGGTATATGGCGAGAAAGTTATGCGCACGTTGTTGTATGTCTCGTCAACGGCCAGCATCTGGTCGTCGCTGGTCCACTCAACTTCACACGCCACCGCTGAGTCAGAGTACAGAGGTTGATCGGTATATCCAACCGCCCTTTGTGGGCCGCTGTATACCCGGTTCTCTTCTTGTGCGTAACTATAGGCTGCACGCAACAAACCAGGGGCAGTCTCAATCTCAGCATCGGTCATGATGAAATATGTGCCGTCATTCTCATATTGATTTGAATATATAGATATGAGGTTGACACCATGTTCGGAACCAAATGGCGTATAATGTTTCATATATGCTTCAAACTTGCGAGTGTCCACCATCTCACGACGGTTTCCGGCAAGGGTGTGCAAATCGTAAAGATAGAATTTGCCTGCCCGCTGCTCAACGCGCAAGGCAAGGGGTTTGAGCAGCGCTTCAAGCACTTCGTACCAGGTCATTGTCTCGCCATCCTCGTCGGTGAAGTTGGCAAGGTTGATTTTCAGGTCGGGAGCTCCTGTGCCACCACAGAACGTATTCCAAAAATTATAACCATTCCGACTATAATCAGTCGATTGGTCGTAGCCGGGATATATGATGCCGAGCGCCGCCGTCAAATATTCCATAACCGAGTATTGATGAGCCATGTCGGTGCCTGGTTCTGTCACTCTCAACCTCTTGAGCATACCAAAATCGCTGAATGTTAGCGTAACCTCGTAGTCTTTTTTGGCTATAAACGGCTCCTCATAGAACTCGGGGTCGAGCCAGCCGAACCATACGTTGCTGAAACTTTCCTCGCCGCGAGCCTTGCGGCTGATGAGGCAGCAGAACTGGCGCGGGTCGGTGGTGTAGAGAGGTTGTAGGGCACCGTCGTAGGGGCTGATGAGCGTTACGGTGCAGGTTGAACCGACAATGGTGTTCTTCTTGTCGCCGCTCCACTCAATAACTATCGGCTGCTCGGCGGGTACGCGCCAGTCGGCGTGGAACCAGTCGTAATACTCACCCTGTCCGGGCGACATTGGCGAGTTGCGGTCTTCCACATCGGCCACGTTCCTGTCGAACAGTTGAAACTGAATGATGCTGTCGTCTTTGGCGACAAACTGCGCTGTTATTACTGGGAAAAAAGGTACTTCCATGGTGTTATTAGGTATTGGTTTTTGGGTGTTGGGACCTGGACCCAACATCCGACAACATTTATCTTCTTGCCACTACGTTGTTCTCTTTGGCCAGAACGCCCACGAGTTTGCGTCCCTCAATCTCGAACCTCACCTGGCCGCCGCTGCCGTTGTCTGTGGCGAGCAGACCACGCAGACGGTCCAATGGTGCAACCACCTCGGGGTTGTTGGCTGCGCCCGGGTACTCGCCAAACAGACCCATTGTTGGACCGTAGGCGATACCGCCTTTGGCGAACTTGGGCAGGCTCAGCATTGTGGCCACCATTCCAGCCACAGCGGCCAGCGCCAGCACAATGCCGACAAACGGAATTTCGGCGTGTGCGCTGAAGAATCCGGCCGACGCTTCGGCAACTTCGGCCGTAGTGCGTTTTTGCGACGCCCGTGTCTTGGCTTCCTCTGCTGGTATAAGGCTCAAAATAGCCCCAACCACCTGAGCGCACGACTGCACCACGGCAGCGCCATAACTTAGCCACGCGCTGGTGGCGTTCTCCACGCCGCCGTTCGACGCTTTGAAAATGTCGCCCACCGCGCCCATCAACTCACCGCTGGCGCCGAGCGTATCATTAGTGTTGCCTAGACTGCGGCGCAGTTTGCTGAAGTCTTTTGTGGTGTTCGGCACAGTTTTCTCCACCTTCTTTAGTTCCACATTAGTCGCCTTCAGCGCAGGCAACCCGTTCACGCCAATATCGACAGGCTTAAGTTTCTCGCCAAAATCAAGAGCCTCGCGAATGCTGCCAATGCCGTTCATTTGTAGTTGCACCTCGAACTCAATGAGCCGTTTCTGCGCCTCAAGGTCGTCGAGTTCCTTCTGAACCGCGGCACGGCTCGCCGTATCAATGGCAGTTTTGTAAATAGCCTGTTTCTCCTGAATGGCAGCGTCAATGGCGGCTATTGAGCCAGCGGGCGCGGCAGCCTTGCCTGGTTTGCCGTTCGATTTGGCGGGTGTTTTTGCTCCACCGCTCACACGAATGCTGCCAGCGGCTTTCTCTTTTTTGTCGGCGAGGTTGCTGTAGGCGTCGGCGGCATTGTCGGCGGCAGCGGCTTCATCTTCGAGAGCGTCGGCTGCGCTTTCGGTCTCATCGCCAGCACCAACAAATCTCTTTATCCAATTCCATGCCTTTTTCACAGCCTCCGAAACCTTGTCGAAAGCCTTAATCAGAAGGCCAATCGGGGTTACGTTCTTTATCACCTCCCAAACTTTGGCAAGTGCGCTGCGTAGGCCGTCGGCCTTGTTCCAGAAGCCCACAATGGCATCCTTCACCGTCTCAAACGCGCCCACAACATTATCATGGATTGTCTGCTGAAGGTTGCGGAACCATGTGTATGCGCCTTTTATTGCGTCAACAACTGTGTGGAAAGCCTTTACAAGCGAATCCCAAACAATGGCCGCCACTTTCTTTATTGCCGCCCAAAGTATATCGCACACCTCGCGGAACTTGTCGCACTTTTGGTAGGCGGCAATCACGCCTGCAACCAACGCGGCAATGGCCAATACAATTATTGATATTGGGTTGGCCGACAGAACGCCGTTAAGTACCGCCTGCACTGCCGACCACGCTTTTGTGACCACGGTCAGTGTTTTGGTAAGAATAAGTTGAGCGTTTTCGGTAGCCATTAGCGCCTTCATTGCCGTACCAATGGCCATTATCGAAGTAACGCTTTGCCCCGCCGATGTGATAAAATCGGTCATTGGAGCCTTGCTGCTCAACACACCACCTATCCAGTCGGTCATCGACGCAAGGCTGTTGCGCCACATTACCGACTGTGCCTCGCCCGTGGCCGACATTTGGTTGAAGGCTCCCTCAGCGGTCCCTGCCGAATCGGCCATTGCGGCAACGTTGTCAGAAAATTTGTCGGCAAGGTTGCCTGTTAGCGGAATCAATGCACGAACGGCCTCCGCCGAGCCGAACAGACGGCCGTACACCTCGGTCTCCAGCACTCCCGACGTTGCCGAATATTCTTTGACGCACTCATCCAACTGTGTCAGGAACTGCTCCATACCGCCAGCCGCTGTAATGGTGGCGGCATCGAACTGAATGCCCATTTCGGCAGCCATTTGTGCGGCTTCCGACGATGGTTTAATCAGCGCCGTAAATATTGCACTCAACTGCGTGCTCACTTCGGCCGTGTTACCCGACACGCCTGTCAGCGTAGCAAAGGTTGCCATCAACTCATCAACGGTAACACCCAATGTGGCGGCCGAGCCTGTAACACGTGGTAAGGCTGCGCCTAGTTCTCCGAACGATGTCTTGCCGTTCTTGGCCGCCATCTGAATTTTATCCTGAATGTTTCCAGCCTCTTCCCACGAGAGTGCGTAGTTTTTTATGATGGTCGACGTCACGGTGACGGTCTGCCCCAAATCAGCAATACCTCCCACCGATGCCTTGGCCGATGCCTCCAAAAACGACAGCCAGTTGTCTTCTGGCACGCCGTTCGATATTACCTCATAAAGGCCGTTGGCAAGTTCCTCGCGCGTTTTGGGTATCACCTTACCCAACTCGCTGATGCTGTCCTTCATTTTGCCAAACTCCTCCTCACCGAGCCCCGCCATTGTGTTGGCAGCGCGCATCGACTTGTCGAACGAGTTGAACGAGTCAGCAACTTTTTGAATCTGGTCGTTGAGTGTGCCGACAATTTGATTGACGGCGCTAACGGCAACGGTAAATTGCTGCCATTCTTGGCTTGCCTTTTCCCCAAACTCTTTGAACTTGGCGTTGATTTTTGCAACAGACTCTTCCAATTTGGTCATATCGCGGGTTGCAACTTCAATGCCGTTGCCTTCATTGACAAATTTTATCGGAAATGTAACTCCTTGTGCCATTTTGCGTATAAAGTTTAAAAATGATTGAAAATGTCAATTCTATTTATCATCGGTTTCGGTTTCGCACTTTGGCTTGGTATGGGTTGGGCTAACGAAGAAATGAAAAAAGATAATTGGCTTTCTCACTGGTTCGATAAAAAATAACCATCCTCATTTAACCTCCGTTTAACCATTGTTTAAACGCTGTGTCCACGCCTCAATAAACGCCTCTTTTTCGGGTGTGCGCTCGTTGTAGCGCCAGAAGTAGTCGAGCCCTGTTCCAAGGTGCTCGGCGTTGAGCCGCGGCATTTTGTACTTCAGAAACTCGCTCAGAGTCTTGGTGGCGTAGTGGTCAATCCAGCAGTCCCAGTCGGGGTCCACCGCCAGCAGGCAGTTGTTGGTCATCAGCGGCGCGTTGCCAAGGCAGTCGCTGTAGGGCAGCGTGTCCATTCCGTCGTCAATGGCGAAGGTGGTGGGCATCATCGCCCTCATCTGCGGGCGGCAGCGCACCACCGACTTAAACAGGTGCGCATCGGCCGACGGCACCTCCACCGTCAGCCGTTCCCGAACAGGCACGCTCTCGTCGCCCTCAATGGTGCCGCCGTCGCCAAACACGCGCCAGTTGAGCGCCACAGCGTCGAACACGGCGGGAATGTCGGTCAGAACATCCTCGAGCAAGCGGCCAAGACGGATGTACTCGTCGCAGTCAATAAACGCGCACCAGTCGTAGTCAGCTCCGTGGTTGGCGAGCCAGTCGTTGTACACCTCCACGTTGGGCGTGTGCCCGCTGAACTGACGGCTGCGCCAGTCAACAATCGTCACCCGCTCCGCAACGTCGGCGGGTATGCAGGCGGCCAGCGGCGCGTAGTCGGGGGTGTTGTTGTCGTAAATCCAGATATGGCCGAAGCCGAAGCTCAGGTGGTAGCGCACCCATTCGGCAATGTAGGCGTTCTCCATTTTAGCCAGTGTGCAGATTGCTGTGTTCATAGTGTTCGGGTATTAGGTGTTGGGTTATTGTTAATTGTTAATTGTTAATTGTCAACTGTCAACTCATCGTAAAGTTTCTGCATTCAATAATGAATCCGTCGCTGCTGGTGTTCCAGGTGTTATCATCGAGGTTGCGGCCCACCACAAACACCTCGGTGGCATCGTCGTTGATGGCATCGGTGTCCTTAAACACCACCCCGAACCCGGCATAAGTCACCCACACAGTATTAATGGATTGATACCCGGGAATATCAAAAAATTGGTCAACGTGGCCGCTGTTGTTAATCCAATGCAGCACCTCGGCATTGTTGATGTAGCTGCGGCTGGTTTGGCCTATCTTGGTCGATTCTGCCCAACCATACGACTCTCCTGGGTGATCCGGGATCGTATCTCCTCTGGCGTAGAGGAGCACGTCATTCTCGTTGCGGCCGACTATAAAGTTAAAATACTTGTTGCGGCAGTTCTGTCCCTGAAAATCGAGTACGATGTGAGTACCGAGGCTGAAGAGTGACTCGCCATTAACTAACTGGTAGTTGTCACTACCATATGGCGCAGTCCCCAGTGGATATATAAAAATGGCGTACTGTGTGTTGTATCCTTGCTGCTGCAAGAAGTACAATATGCCGCTTTCGCTATCTTGTATTGCGGCGTCAAAGCCGGCAATATATTCTGTTCCTATCTGCACGATTGGCGCACTGCCTTCGCTTGTGATTATCGGGCTAAAATCGCCAGGTTGGCGTGTTGAGCAAAGAACGTCTTGTCGCGAATGCAGACTACGGCTGGTTCTGCGCACAAACAGCGTGCGCGGAACATCGTAGTTGGTGAACTCATACACAGTGGTGCTCTGTCCGCTGTTAATATTCACATCGCCGATGGCCAGCACTCTGTTGGTGGGCGAGTAGCTCAGACCCGTGGTGTTCTGATAGGTTGCGCCGTGGTTGGTGAGCCACGTGCTGGTGGCCGTGGCTTTGGTCACGCATTTGTTTTTGTTGTCGCCCGTCTCGCCGTTGTAGTGTCCGCCTTTGGCCACAATCTCCAGCGGCGTGGCCGATTTGTAGCTTGCCATATCACCTCTCGCTTTTCAGTTCCTTAATCTCAGCGCGCATAGCGGCCATTTCGGCTTTCATTGTCGCCACCTCGTCGCGCAACTGCCGAACACAGTCCAATGCCACCAGCGCCAGTTTCGAGTAGTCAACGCTCAGATATTCCTCGCCGTCATCGGCTGAGCTGCTGCCCACAATCTCGGGCAGAACTTTCTGCACCGCCTGCGCGCTTGTGCCCAGCAGAACGCGCCGCTCCTTGTCGGCTTTGAAGGCAAAGAACCGCAGCGGAATGCGGTCAATGTCGGCCAGGTTGAAATGGAAGTCGCCCAAGTAGTCTTTCAGGCGGTCGTCCGATGTCTGATACACCGTGGTGGCGCTCACGCTGTTGGCGGTGAGTGTGGCCGTGACTCTCACTCCGCCGTTGAAATAGCCCGCATAGCCGAATTTGGCATAGCCGTAAATGGCCGCCGAGTTGGTGTTGGTTGGCGGCGTGCCCGAACAGTCGAGCTCCGCCTTGACGCCGTACACGGCCATAGTAGCCGTTGGCGATGAGCACACCGCTGATACCCCAAGCACCGTGCTATTAGCTGTGATGTTCGTTTTAGCAACCGTGCCGCCGCCTGTGAGGGGTAGGTAAAAATTTTTCCCTTTGATATAGGCCCACAAGGCGGACATAGGTCTTCTGTGATATGTGGTTGTCGTTGTGCCACCATTCACATATTGCGAAATGAAATAGTCGTTGTCAACAGGTGTGCTCGACCCTGTCGACAACAAATTAATGGCTGCGTTGACACCTGTCTGGGTGTTTGGCACTTTCCCGTCGAGCGCCGCCTTCACCACCTTGTTCTGCACAGGGTTGGTCGATGTGCTGCTCAGTGCCGAGTCAACGGTAACGGTGGCGTTTGAGCCCGCCGCGCCTTTAATGTTGCCCACGTAGCCCCAAGTGTTGGCGGCCGAGGCCTTATACACGTTCCACGTCGATGTGTTCAGATATAGGTCGCCCGACTTCGAGCCGCTTACGCTCGCCGATATTCCCGATGTG